CGGGCCTGGCGGAGCCGTGGATCGGCCAGCCGATGACGCCGGCGGAGCCGATCTATGTCTAGGCGGCGCGGCTACGGCCGCCTGACCGGCCGGCCCGCCCGGCGGCGCAATGAGCGCCTCTACGCCGAGCGCGGCCCGTTGTGCGAGACGCCGGGCTGCTTCGCCCCTATCGAGGAATGGGACCACCGCATTCCCCTGCACCGGGGCGGCGAGGAATCCGAAGCCAATCTCCAGGGCCTCTGTCGGCCCTGCCATGCACGGAAGACCGCCGGCGAACGGCGGACCCGCAAACCGCCGCTGGAATGGCAGCGGCTCATTGAGGAGCTGACGCGATGAAGCTGTCGGACAAGATCAAGCTCAAGCAGAGCGAGCGCCGCGCCCGCCTGGCGGAGCTGGCCGCAATCGAGGAACCGAGCGAGGAACAGCGCACGGAAATCGAAACCGAGACGCGGGCCTATCAGGACGCCGAGACGCGCTATCAGGCGGCTGTCATTTCGGAGGCCGGCGAGCGCGGGCGCGTGGAAGAGCCGGCGGACGCCGAGGCGCGCGAGCGGGCGGAGCTCCGGGCGAAGACTTCGATCGGGCGCTTCCTGGCGGCCGGGATCGCGGGGCGGCGGCTCGACGGCGCGGAAGAGGAATTCCGCCAGGCCGTGGGAGCGGCCGAGCGCACGATCCCGCTCGACGCCTTCGAGCGCCCGGCGCGCCGCGATCCGGAGCGCCGCGAGGACGCCGCGACGGGAGCGCCGGCGACGATCGGGATCAACATGGCGGAGATTGTGCCGGCGGCCTTCGCCGGCTCCGTCGCGCCGCGCCTCGGCGTGACCATGCCGAGAGTGGCGAGCGGCCAGTACTCGATCCCGCGCCTGACAACGAACCTGACCGCCGGCGCTCAGGCCAAGGGAGACCCGCAGGAATCGACGGCGGCGGCGTTCACGATCATTTCCGCGAAGCCGAAGCGGATCTCCGCCCGGCTGACGCTCCAGGCGGAAGATCTCGCCGAGGTCGGGATCCCCGGTTTCGAGGCGGCGCTTCGCGCGAATCTCATGGACGTGCTGGCGGAGACGCTCGACACGCAAGTGCTTCGCGGCTCCGGCGCGGGCGCGAACATCGCCGGCCTGGCCGGCCAGCTCCAGGACGATGCGGACCCGGTGACCGTTGTCACCTTCCCCGGTTTCGTCGACGCCGTCGCCGGGCTGATAGATGGCAAGTGGGCAACGACGCTCGGCGATCTTCGGCTGGCCTGCAATGCCGGCGTCTACCGCAAGCTGGCGGGCCTGTTCCAGGAGCCGCGCTTCGTGAACAAGGGCAACGGCCAGGCCAACGTCAGCGACGCCGCAACGCCTTCGATCGAGACGGCGATCGACTGGGCCGGCCGTGCGCTCGGCGGGCTGTTCTGCAACGCTCGCATGGAGGCGGCCGCCGCCAACGTCAGCGCCTGCATCGCGGTGCGGTCCGGGATGATGGTCGAACCGGCCGCGGCGGCCGTCATGCCGGCGGTCTGCCCAACCTGGGGCGATATTGCCATCGCGGACCCGTACTCTGACAGCGGCTCCGCAACCGAGCACTACAGCCTGCATATCCTGCTGGGCAACGTGCTGATCCGGACGCCGGACGCCTATGCGGAAATCCGCATCAAGACGGCCTGAGCGATGGAGACCGAACGGCGACAGCTCTGCGAGGTCCGCGCCGAAGGCCGGCGCGTCTCCGGCGTGCTGCTGCACTACGGCGAAATCTCGCCGACGCACCGGGAACGGTTCGCCGCCGGTGCGCTCGCATGGGAGGGACCGCTGGCGCTCAATCTCGACCACGATCCGGAGCGCGCGATCGCGTGGCTGCCGGACGGCGGTCTTGAGCTCCGGGCCAACGGCGCCGGCGTGGAGCTGGTCGCGGAGCTGCCGCCGATCCCGGCGGCGGACCGCGCGCTTGCCGAGATACGCAGCGGGGCCAGGAGGGGCTTGAGCGTGGAATTCCATGCGGAGCGCGAGACGCGCGCCGGCGGCGTGCGCGTCATCGAGGCCGCGCGCCTTGTCGGGGCGGGCCTGGTCCGCTCGCCGTCCTATCCCGGCTCCCGCGTGGAGGCGCGCGCCGCCTCGCACCGGGCGGCGATATGGGAGGCACTCAAATGAGGCTCCCATGGCGGCGGCGCGAGGCGCGCCAGGCCGGCGGCGGCTTCGAGGCTTCGCTGCTGGCCGCGATCGACGATGCGGCGGCGACGGGCGGCAAGGGCGCGGAATCGGCCTCTGTGGCCACCGTGAGCGCCTGTGCGGGCCTTTGGGCCGACACACTGGCCGGATTGCCGTTGACGGGGCCGGAGGCGCTCTCAGGGCGCTTCCTGGCGGCCGTGGGGCATGATCTGATCCGGCGTGGCGTCTCCCGCTGGGCAATCCGCGTCCGCGACGGGCGGATCGTACTCGAGCGCCCGGCGGTTGCGCAGCGCGTCTCCCGCGGCTGGCTCTTGTCCTGGAATCGCGATCCGGGCGACGCGCGAACCGAGCGCGTCCTGGACAGCGAAGTCCTCAATCTGCGCTGGGAACACTCGCCGGCGAACGATTGGGACGGGATCGCGCCATGGGCCGGCTTGTCCGGCCGCCTCGCGGGCGAGCTGGAGGCGACGCTGGGCGATGAAGCGGCCGGGCCGGCCGGGTCCGTCCTGGTTGCCAAGCTCGGCGGCCATCCGGACCAAGCGGCGCTCGGCAAGCACGCGGTTGGCCTCACCGGCGCGCCCGGCGGCGGCAGTCCGACCGGCGGCCAGCTCAATCTCCGGGGCAAGCGGCGCGGCTCGCTTGTCGTCATTCCCGGCCAGCAGCCGGGCCAGCAGCTCCAGGGTGACAATACCGGGCGGCCCATGCGCATCGGCGCGGCTTGGCCGGAGGCCGTCGCCACTTTGCGCGGCCAGCTCCCGCGTGAGATTGCGGCGGCGTGCGAGGTGCCGCCGGAGCTCGTACTGGGCGGCGCTGGCATGGCGGTGCGCGAAGCCTGGCGGTTGTTCGGCCTGCGCGTGCAGGGCCGCGCCCGGCGGCTCGCGGAAGACCTGGCAGACGCGCTCGGACAGCCCGTCACGATCGCGGCGGACGGGATCGGGCTCGCGGACCTGATGAGCCGCACGCGATCGCTCAAGAGCATGATCGACGCCGGCATTGAGCTGGCCGATGCTCGGCGCATCGCCGGGCTGACATAGGGAGGAACCCCATGACGGAGCGATTGACCGTCACGCTGAACGGCGCGGATCGCGCTCAGCTCGAAAATTTCCGGCGGCGGCTGCCTGCTGACAGCAAGGACATGTCGGCCGCCGCAGTCGTGCGAGCGGCTATCGAGCTGGCGCTCGACGCGGTCGCGTTAGGAAGCCCGGTTGCCTCCAGCCGGGCAGGTCAGGCCGCCATGGTGCGCCGGCTCGCCGATCTGGAAGCCGTTCACGCGGCCCTGCTGAATCCGATCAATGGCGAGCCGGACGCTGGAGCGCGGGCGGCGGCCGCGGAGGTCGCGGAGCTGATCGAGCACATCACAAGCCGGCTCAGTGCTTCGGTGATCGTACGCGGCGCATAACGCACCGCGCGGGGTCCCCAGATTTTCGAGGGGCCGACCCCCGGCCTGCACATACCACACCACACTTTCCGCGTTCGCCGTCACGCCCTGGCGGCGCTCGCGGCGGGCCGGTTTGGGGGGTAGCTGACTACCCGTCACCCTTCCACTTCGCGCTGTGCGGCGCTCCCTGGCTTGGCCTTTGTTCCCATTCGCGGACATGGCCGGAACACCGGCCCGATTGTCGGGAATCGGGCCTGACACACCTGTGCACTCAAGTGCACACTTACTCCGGGGCGCACTCCGGATCGCGGCAGGGCATGACGGCGCGGCGCTCCGGGTCCGGCTCGGCCGCGGCGGCATCGGCGCGGGCGCGGGCCTCGCTCCGAAAGGCGCGCTGGCGGCGGTTCATGACGCACCCGTTGGCCGACATCCGCCAGGCGTGGAAGTGGGCCGCGCGATCCGGGTCCGTCATGCCGGCAGCATAGCAGGGCGCTTGTGCGTGCACTGCAACGCGGACGGCCTCCGCCGGGCGCCCGTCGCCACTCGCGGCGGCAGCTCGGGAGCCGATCTGAGCTGCTCGAGTCGGGATCGCGCCGGCCGCGAGGGCGGACGGGGCGGGAATTCGTGCGCGGGGCGCAAAGGTGCCGCAGAGCCGGACCCCGGCCGCCGGAAGGCGTTTAGCGGATTGACGCGAGGACAATCCCAACCGGCGGGCAGCTACACGCGGGGCCTTCGACCGTTCCTCCGGAACCCCGGCCGCGCGGCGCTTGTGTTGCGGCCCGGCGACTCTAGCAGCATCATGATCGGGCGGGCGAGTGCGCTAACACTCAACCCGCCCTAGACCGCGAACCTGATTCGGAGGACACGCGACCATGACAGAATCCTACATCGAAACCGTCCGCCGGGCGCTCCGGGACGATCCGCGCACTACCGAGGCGCTGGCGATATTCGAGCGCTCCGAGGGCGACCCTGCGGCGCAACGCGAGGCCGCCGCGTGGATCGCCGAGATAGGAACCGGCGCTTGGGAGCGAGTCGGCGTCCGCGCGCCGGACGACGGCGAGCAAGCCTTCATCGAAGCGATAGACCGGCGGGCGCGCGACATTCCGGCCGACGCCGATCCGGCGGCGATCGCCAAGGCGCTCGGCGGCGCGGTCTACAAGCACCTGCGCACGGCCGCGCGCATGGCGGCAGAGAAGCCGCCGCCTGCGCTGGCGGCGCGCACGGCATGGGACCGCCCGCCGGCGGCGCGCCGCTGGCTGATCGCCGGCTGGCTCCCGGCCGGCCGCGTGACGCTGTTCGCCGGCTCCGGCGGCGGCGGCAAATCGAAGCTCGCGCTCCAGCTCGCGTTCAATATGGCCGACGGCGGGGCGGAGTGGTTTCCGGGCGGCCCGGAACTGGCCGCCGAGGCGCAGCGCGCGACGGTCTGCTTTGCGACCTACGAGGACGAGCCGGACGAAATCATGCGCCGCCTCCTGGACGCGCCCGCCGCCTCCGCCGCGCCCCATGCCGCGCAAGCCGTGGGAGCCGCCGTCGCGGACCGGCTGCATGCGCTCGACCTTGCGCCGCACGGGCCGCTATGGGGACCGCCGCGCGGCGGGCACATAGCGACCCGGGCCGGCCTTACGCCGGCGGGCCAGGCCGTGCGCTCATACTGCGAGGCGCGAGGCGCGAGGCTGCTTGTCCTGGACAGCCTGGCGGGCGTCTACAGCGGCTCGGAAATCGACCGCGCCGCCGTCCGGGAATTCCTCGCATCGTGGGACGCCTGGGGGCGCGAGCACGATTGCGCGACGCTGATAATCGCGCACCCGGCCAAGGCCGACGCCGGCGACGGCTACAGCGGCTCGACGGACTGGCACAATGGCGTTCGCTCCCGGTGGACCTTCGAGCCGCATTTCCAGGGCGACGGCAAGGAGCGCCAGCGGAGCGGCAACATGGTCCTGGCGCACCGAAAATCGAACTACAGCCGGACGGCGGGCGAGCTGACCGTCACGAACTGGCATTGGTGGACCGCAATCCAGGAGGAAGCCGGTGAGCGCAACCCATACCGACGACGCTGACGCCAGCGATTGCAAGGTGCAGCTCGGCGCAGTCGCCGAGGCGGAAGCGGCGATCATCGAAGAGATTGCGCGGGCGGAACATTGGGACGCGCACCGCGACGACGAGGCGCAGCGCAACGCCTGCCCGGCGGACATGATCCCGTCCGAACAGGACATGATCGAATTTACCGGCGACGGGATGCCGGACAGCCCCCCGCTGGCGGCGCGGACAGAATGCGAGCAACTCGCGCGGGCGGCGATGGGCTTCCCCGAGGGCCTGGAGGCGGAATTCTTCATCGGCGGCTGGGAAGGGCACTTCGCGCTTAGCCTTGTGGGCAAGGACATGGCGGCCTTCGCGCTCGGCTTCACCGCACGCGGGCTGCAAGACCGCCTGCAGGACGGCGCGCGCCATCCGTTCGGACCGATCATCCGGGCCTGGCAGGCGGCGCGCGCGCCGGCCGTCACGCCCGAACGGCGGAAGGACAAGCGGCTGCTGCCCGTGATCCCGCAGCAGCCCCGCAAGAGCCGCCCGGAACGCTTGCGCGGGACGCTGCTGGCCGCGCGCTCGGCGGAGGCGGCCGGGGGCCAGCTCCAGCTCTTCGACACGCCGGCGCGCAACCACGTCCCGCTGCTGTCGCTGCTGGATGCGTCCCGACGCCCCGTCATGGCGAAGGGGAGGGGGGCGCCGCTGCCCGCGCGGCTGTTCGTCAACACCGTCCTGGCCGTCCCGGCCGCCGAGCGCAGGCGCGCGGTGACGCCGGTTGAAATCACCGTGCGCGAGCTCCGCGACATGAACTTTCCGAACGGCGCGAGCCAATGGCGGAACCGCGACTGGCCGGCGCTCAGGGCCGCGCTGGAGGAAGCGGAGACGTACATCACGCCGTTACCGGACGGCAGCCCCTACGGGACCGACTGGCGCATTATCAGGCTCCGGAACCCGCTGTCCGGCCTGGAGGACAGGCGCGGACTGCCGGACCTGGACGGCGTTGTCCGCCTGGAGGTTGCGTTTCCGCCGGGCTCGCACGCCGGCCCTTCGGTCGCATTGCCGGAACTGGAGAACCTGAGCGTCACGTCCGCGCCGCGCTGGCGCGCCTACATCGCGGCGCTGAGCGTGGCATGGAAGCCCGGCAAGACCCGCCGGCCTGCCGGCAAGGGAGCCCCCTTCGGCTGGAGCCGGAACCGGGAAGACTATCCCGTCCTGTCGCTGGAGGATCGCCGGCTGCTTGCGTTCGGCGAGGGCGACACAAAGCACCGGACCAAGTCTGACATCGACGCGCCCTGGCGCGGGCTGCCGGGCCTGGTGACGCTGGAGCGGCAGACGGACCCGCTAACCGGGGAGACCGGCTTTCGCATGATCCCTGCCGAGGCGGCCTGCGAAAACGACGAAACCGGGGAAACCCGCTAACCGGGGAGTCCGACTCCGCTAACCGGGGAGTCCGACTCCGCTAACCGGGGAAAAATTTGCTCTGCAAGCCTTGGGAATCCCCACTTTTGGCCTCGGCCGAACCCGAAAGACGAATTAGTCAGGGGAGGCCGGCTCGGCGGCCCGCCCGGCAAGCCGGGCCGCCAGCCGTCCCTCAGAGATATTTGAGCGCCTCGCCGGCGGCCTCGTTCCGCGTGTATCGGGCGACCATTTCCACCGTCTTCCATCGGCCTTGCCGCATGACGGCGGCGGCGGGCGCGCCGTTGCGCGTCATGCGCATCGCCATGCCGACGCGGCCGGAATGTCCGGAGTAGCCGGGCGCGAGCTCGGCGCCGGCGGCGAGCGCGGCGATGCGCCGGCCGATGGTCCGATCGGAGACGGGGAAGACGCGGCGCTCCGGCGCGCTCCCGGCGAGGCGCTCCAGCAGCTCCAGGTCCTGCATGGCGGCCGGCGTGATCGCGACGGTTGCGCCTTCGCCTTCCTGATCGGTCTTGGAGCGCCGGATCGTGACGCGGCCGGAGCCGTCCGGCTCGGCGGCAATGTCGCTCCAGCGGAGCGCGGCGGCCTCGGACCGGCGGAGGCCGGCGTCGCTCATGACGGACACAAGCGCCATGTCGCGGGCGGCGCGGTGCGAGCGGTTGACCTTGCCGCGAAGGTGGACGCGGATCGCCATGACGGCCTCGGCGGTGAGCGGCTTGGCCTGGCGCGGCGCATGGCCGGCCTCGGCGGCGTCCCTGGCGAACCCCCGGAGCGCCAGGACGACGGGCGGGGCGGTGCAGGGCGTGTCATGGCCGGCGGCGCGGTGCGCGGCGGTGATCGCGGCGGCGGCCATGCGCAGCGTCGCCATGCCGGCTCCCTGGCGCTCGCGGTCGGCGAGATACAGCCCGACGGCCTCGGGATCGGCCGGGAGCGCCTGTGCGGCGTGCGCGGCGGCCCACTCGCTCCAGGCGCGCCAGGCGGCTCCGTATGCCCGGACGGTATGGGGCGCATAGGCGCTGCGCATGGCGTCCTGGAGGCGCTCTGCGGTGATGCTGTCGACGATCGCGGGCGGCGCGTTCGGCGTGCTTGGCAGATAGGACCGATTATCGGACACGGCGCGGTTCTCCCCACATTGCCTTGATTTTGCTGCAATATCGGCATATTCTAACTCAATATATACAAAAATGCGTCACGCCCGGCATAGGGCGTGACAGGGAGACGTGTCACGCCCTACGCCGACAAGACCGCCGCCAGGCTCGCCGCCAGGGAACGCCAGCGCCGAACGCGCCAGCGCAAGCGCCAGGCGGCGGCCGTTGACGCCGCGCGCACCGCGCCGGCGATCATTGCGCCGGCGATCATTGCGCCGGCGGACCCGGTTGCCGAGCTGGCGGCCTGGGCGCGGGCGCGCCTGGTCGTGCCGCCGGGCCATCCGGCCGCCGGCCAGCCGATGGAGCTGCCGGCCTTCGCCGAGGCGTTCCTGCGCGACGGCTGGGAAGCGCACGAAAGCGCGCTGAGCGTCGCGCGCAAGAACGCCAAGTCTGCGATTTGCGCCATCCTGGCACTCTGGTGCCTGGCGGGGCCGCACGCGCTCCCCGGCTGGCGCGGCGCGATCGCCAGCGTGACGAAGGAAAAGGCGGCCGAGCTCCGGGCGCAAGTGGCGGCGATCGCCGAGGCGTCCGGCCTCGCCGGCGTGCGCGTCCGGCGATCGCCCTATCCGGGCGCGATCCTGTCCGATACCGGGAGCCTGGAGACGCTGAGCGCGGACCGCACGGCCGGCCATGCGTCCGGCTTCGACCTGGTGATCGTGGACGAAACCGGCCTGATGCCGGAGCGCGCCCGCGAGCTGCTGGCGGGCCTGCGCTCCAGCGTCTCCGCCAAGGGCGGCCGGGTCCTGCATATCTCCGTTCGCGGGGATTCGCCGCTATTTGCTGAGATTCTCGCCAATCCCGCGACGCTGGCGCACGTTTACGCGGCTCCGGACGGCTGCGAGCTCGACGACCGCGACGCCTGGCGGGCGGCAAATCCCGGCCTCGGGACGATCAAGACCGAGCGCTACATGGCGGCCGAAGTCGCGCGGCTTGCCGGCGCGCCCGGCGACGAACCCGCGTTCCGGGCCTTCGACCTCAATCAGGCGCTCAATCCGGACGCCGAGCTGATCGTCTCGCCGGACGATCTTCGCGCCTGCTTCACCGACGCGCCGCCGCCGCGCGAGGGCGCGGCCTTCCTCGGCTTCGACTTCGGCGAGGCCAAGAGTGCGACGGCGGCGGCGGCAATCTGGCCGGCGACGGGGCGCATGGAGTGCTGGATGGCGTTCGGCGACACGCCGGCGCTGGCGAAGCGCGCGAAGGCGGACGATGCGCCTTATGCCGAGATGAAGCGCGCCGGTGAGTTGCGCATTTATCCCGGCCGCGTCACGCCTACGGCCGCGTTCCTGGCCGACGTCGCCGCCGATCTTGCCGGCTGCTGGATCGCCGGCGCGGCCTCGGACCCGTTCAAGCGCGCCGAGGCCAGGACGTTCCTGGAGCAATCGGGCGCGCCCTGGGAAATCGCCGCGGCCGAAGGCGTGCGCAAACACGCCGCGGACGTGCGGGCGTTCTCGCGTTTGATTGTCTCGCGCCAGCTCCGTATGCGCCCGTCGCTGGCGCTGGTGCACGCGATCGCCAAGCACAAGGCGCACCGCGATGCGGCCGGCAATCCGCTGCTGGACAAGCGCCACCGCCACGGGCGCATCGATGCGCTGTCGGCCGCGCTGATCGCGGCGGGCCTGGCGGAGCCGTGGATCGGCCAGCCGATGACGCCGGC